GGGCGAGCCTGGCCGATATAATGTAGTTGATAGCATAGATTTGGTGTCAGCTAAATGCTGGAGGGTTGACATTCCACATAGAGTGAATAATGAATTTAGCCCATTTAATAGAGTTGTGTTGAGCTTATCTTATACGGAGACTATTGATGAAATACATAAGAGAATTAAAACATCTTAACTATAGCAAGGCAAAATGTGAAGAGTTTATAAAAAATGCTAATCTAGATTATAAAGCACTTGAGAAAACTAAGCAGTGGCACAATAACGTAGATGCCACCCCTCATTTAATAGGACACTTTGGATCTATTACAGAACATCTAAAAGATGTGGTTTTAATCTTAAGCTTATTCCCAGGAAAGCAAATTAATATTCATGCTGATGGTGCTGGTACAAAACTCGATAACACATATAATGTTAGTATCAATATACCTGTAAAAAATTGTACGCCACAAACCAAAACTGTATTTTGGGATTTTCCTGATGAGCGTGAAATTAAATATATTCACCATGAAAAATTAGGAACACGCCAAATCATCGATAAGGATCAATTGGAGCGTAAGTTCGAATACGTATTTGATGATACTGCTGTACTGTTTAGGAATGAATATCCACACAGTGTAGAAAATGAAAGTGCCGATCTGAGGCTTATGTTGTCTTGGAGATTTAAACCAGAATACTCGTGGGATCAGGCTCAGGAATTATGTGAGCGTCATTTCCTGACATAACGTAATGAGCAGATATTTTCCATTTTGAATACTCTTCCATTGACCGTTTGTAAACATCATCGTATAAATCCTTACCGGTTATTTGCAACAAAGACTTTTTAACTAAATGCTTCTGTCGGTGAGAGCACACAATAGTATAGTTTTCTTTTACAAAATCGTATATTTCTGAATCTAGTTGGTTTAAGCTATGCCAATGCCCGTGTAATATATGATTTTGCCCAAACACAATATCTTTTACATTGTAATCATTCTTTCCTAAATACTCAGGCTTATGTAGAACACCGTGCGCAGGTAGCTTACTATGTTCTTTTGCCATATAATCAACTAGTGCTTTAGAAGCTGTTCTTGGAAAACTGATTACTGCTATATTAGAAATTGTGTTCTCCATAATAATCTTTTTCCTTCAAAGGCCGAGCGCTTATGGATCATCTTTAAGTTGTCCCATAACAATATATCATTATCTTCCCAATGATGGATGTAAGAGTTTTCTTCAATCCACTCTCGTATAGGCTCAACATTATATTCGTTGTTTCGCATAGTTGCTAGGCTGCAATACAGAATCTTTTCACCAGTAATATGGTGTTCTATATTAAATTTACGCGTTATCTTTTGCTTGTTAAGAATCCGCAATTGCTTTTCTGTAAAACATTGTCCATGTAAATGTGTAGGAGGATAGTATTCTCCTTCGGCGTCTTGATACATATATCTAAGAGAATCTGGTGCCTTAGACATATCACAGAACCATGTAGGAGATCTCTGAGCATTGTTCACATTATAAAGTATAGTTCCAAAGTAATTGCCTCTACCATAACTCCAATCATGATGCCAATCTACTTCGCCATCACCAAACAAACCAACATCACTTAACTCTTGAACTGTTCGACCTTCGTTTAAAACATGTTTGTCAGTAACCAAGGGTTTACCAAGACTTTTAGTAATTGCTTCAAACTGTTCTAAGTTAAGAGGCTTCGGACATGAGACTTTCACAAGTCCATTCTTCAACAAACTCTGCCTTAGGTCGTAGGCAGATTCCAGCTCTCCATAATTCACGGTCTCCAACATATGCATCCCTCTTATGTAAACTATGATGTTGGTCACTTAGTACAATATCATATGCATCCCACGTATGTGTAGAAGTATATTGTAAAGTATGTGATTTTAACATATAGTATAAATCGTGTTGTTCTTTATGATCTAATCCGGTAAATCCTCGGATTACACTCCAAGGAAAGTACAGCCCTTCTTTTCCATTGATAGGATGCTTTGTTACAAGGTCCTTACGTGGGGTCTGTTTTTCAAAACTTGTCTTTCCATCAATGTCGCGAAACTCCATCATAGTTTGCTCATCACTAAATACATTTTTGTAATGCATTTTTTCTAATTTCATTGTAGCATTATATGTCACTACTTTAGATTTTAATTTGCGGCAAAGATCTTTTGTCTCGTCATCTAAATCTTGCCAGGCACTTTGATGATCAGTAAAGTGGGTGTCTCCGCCAGATTCTGCAGGCTGATTCATATACATTGCCACAATATCATCATGGCCGGTTCTATTCATACCAGCGCTATGCCACTCAAGCTCACCATCATCTTTGCCAGCAAATAATCCATTCTGCCTTACTCTAACCAACTCACCGGTTGCTATAGTTCCGGTAACCTTATCATTTTGTTTTACTACATTACCAAGTTCTTTATAAAAGGCAATAAGCTTTTCTGGTGAAACCGGATTTTTATTTTTTATGACAACCGTACGATGCTCGCCAACAAGCTGTCTAATACTAGAAGCATTGACTTCATCAATATTATTTACGACATGCATATTTCTTTCTCCATAATAAATTCGTTACTGTTTAGCGGAGTCCACATGAGATGTTGATAAACTGACAAACCATCGCTTCTCCATGCAATGTATTTATCGTCTGTTACGTGCCAACTTTGTGGCAAGAATTTCTTATAATGAAGAAAGGCCTGAGTCTTAGTTTCGCGACTCATAAAGGCGCAATCAAAATCTAGTATCTTGGCTATATCTAATTGTTGTTGAATCATATCTAAAGTGGTTTGAGATACTTTTCTTTTTTCATTTTCAAATCGTGCATCAGGCGTTTTGTAAAATCTATTAAGAATTCGACAATTGTTTTCCCATATTGAACGATATGAAATAGAAGAAAATCCATTTTCGAACAAAGAAATTGCAACCCAGTCTTCAGTATGTAAATTTTTATATCCATAGTTTTGTTTTAGTCTACCGTCAGGTATTTTTGATACCATCTGTTTAACGGCATCTAATGCAGTACTAAATTTTGGATCAGTTCTAATAACCGTATTCATGTTTTTTAACGTGCTCAAAAAATGGTGCAATAGTAAAATCTTCAGTAAGTCTTCCACGATTCGGATTGTCGTGGTCAATAACTCCATCGTCATCAGTCTGCCAATCGATCAGTCGAATAAGGATTGTGCCGGCCTTTGATTTATATTTAAACATATATGAAGTTAAAGCTTCACCCGATTGTGGTCCAGCCTTCACTACTCCGGCAGATGTTTGAGACATATCAGATCTATTAACGCCAAGTTGACTTATACACAGATCAATTAATTCATCCATATCGTAAGAAGAATTCTCCATGTACCGACCAATGGCTCCAACGGATTTCATCCTAAGAACCGGAGTTATTCTATTGTACGGAGTTGTTGTATCGAAGTTGATACCATTTGCTATAGCTCTTTCGGCAAATAGCTCTATCTGTCTACCTAGCGTATGCTCATTGACGCCTTTAGCAATGATTGTACCAGTATTAATGGGTAATCGTTCAGCAAATATATTATCTAATGCTCTAACCTTAACAGTAGCCCAATTACCATTGTCAAGTTCTTTATAGGTTGCATTATTATCAGCGCCATTCATACTGTGAAGCAATAGGCGAAGCCCTGAATCCTTTAGCTTCTTAACATATGATCTATTAGCAAGCTTTAATCCGTTCGTCGTGACGCTAGGTCTATGGCCAAGTTCTTTTACTTTAGTAATAATTTCTGGTAAGTCTGTGCGCATAGTTGGTTCTGCACCAATTAAACGAATATATGTTCTTTCTGGAAGTCTCGATAAAAAATCATATAATCGATCTTTATCTAAGTCAGGCACATCCCTGTTTGGAATATAGCAGTTAGCACATTCCATATTACACCTGTGGGTTAGATCTACCACAATATTAGTAAACGTGTTTTCTTCAGGTGTTAATTCAAAATAATTCATACTTTACCTTAATAAAAAGCCGGGCTAACCATGGCCCGGCACGGATCTATTAAGCGATCAACCTAACCATACTAATATCTATAACATTAGAATGAGAAGCTTAGGCCCATAGAAATTTCTCCACGAGTACCGTCTTCAATATCATACGATGTTTTGGCGTATGCTTCTAAAGAGTTCATCAACATCATTGATGCTTCAAGATCCAAAATAATATCATCAAATGCATTGTTTGCTACGAATTCATCATCATATAGTTCTAAGTCAGTAGACATTGTAAAATCAATGTCTCTACCAAGAGCGAGTGTATAACCAACCTCAGGGGTAAGTGTAACGTTCATGTTTTCTGCGTCATATGTGTATTCAGAAACGATTTCACCACCAGCCGAAAAGCCCATGCCAAGATCAGCCGCAGATACAGCAGTAGTTGTTAGAAGAAGTGCGACAGAAGTGGCAACAAAATTTTTCATGTTAGTTCCTTAAGTTTGTAAAAAAATATGTGCCACTTTTCTGTTGCTAAGCAAGTGGCCAGCTCCCTGTGATTATGCGGCTAGCGCAAATCCAGAAGGTGCAAAGTTATTGTTTGCAGTTAGTAGTTTTGACCAATAACGCAGTCATCCGGTAAACTCCACTTTCATCTTCACACCTGTCGATCCTATTTCAGCCCCATCAAATTTACTCTACAAAGTAAATTATCAGTTTTTACTCTACAGAGTAAATTTGGTGGAGCTGCTGGGTACCGCCCCCAGGTCCAGAATGTGTCCACGTTGCTTCAACGTTTACGATTTATTTATTTAAACTATCTAGATGTTCTGGGTATTTTTGTACAATGTTCTTGGTTTGTAATATTATAATCACACTATTCAAACCAGAGTAGGAATTCCATACTTCCTGTAATCTTGTATAATACAAACATCAACATACAAAACCATATAAACCAAAACAAACCAAACCCTAAAGTTCGATATACCTTTTCCATTGGAAGATATTTTTCAAATAAGGTTTGAATGTCCCATACATATCTAAATTGTATGAACCAACAAAACCATCTTACATATTTGTTTGGCGTATTCTCTGGTGTTATCTTAGTCATAACGCTTCATCTTCACTATCATGGATATATAATTGGATAAGCGCATAATGGAGCACTTTCATTAAATCTTTTCTGGCATCAGTACGTGTACCTTTTTTACCATAACGATTAGAGTATTTGTCAACATTGCCCATACAGAAACCAGTTCCGTGACCACGTTCAATAATAACTTCAGTTGATTGAAACTTGCTTTGTGAGTAATGTCCAGAATATGTTTTATCAATATACTCTTGGAACTCGGTAATAAGTTCACCCTCTCTAAATTTGTAATCAATGTTTTGTTTACTCAATTTCATTATTTACTTCCCTTTGCTCTATAAAATATGTGGCTGCCAATACGAGCAACACGATCCAAAGTAGGAGCCCAATATGGTTTCACATATGATGCATGATAATGAGTAGAGCCTTCTGTTACTCCACGATATTTACTATGTATTATCATGTCACTAGCAAACTTCATTGCTCTATCCCAAGCTTCTGTATCTTTAGGATTATCTGACTTGCCATCACAATACCATGAAAATTGGCACTTGTTTTTTGCTGGCTTACCATTAACTAATACAGAATCATAAACTACTTCGCATACACTATTAGGATAGTCATTAGACGCAACTCTATTTAAAACAACATCTGAAACTGACATTGCATCTGCAAGAGATACCGAACGTGTTTCAAAATATATGTTTGTTGCCATACACTGAATCTGCTCCTGACGTAGTGCATTGGCTACGCTCGCACTGATATCTATTTGAACTTGTTGCTTTTTAGCAATATCTTCTTGTATTGCCAAAGTACCGCCGATTGCTATTCCTGATAGGAACATGGCGTTAAATGCTATACTAGCTACTGTTATAAATTTCATACTTCTGCCTCATTATTTTTTTATATTATAATTATCATATATTATAATGAGGCAGAAGTAAACACTAAACTGGAAATATTTTACTAATAACTTTAGCAATCTCATGTGCCAACAGAATATGTTCTAACTGAGTCCCATCAGCCTGACGAAGCTCAAGATAATGAATCCAGCTACGAATAGTGCCATTAACATATAGTCGAGATATGGTATTACCTTCAGGCAGTACAACACGAGCCTGTTCTTTAGCAATACCATTATCAATAGCCCACTGGTAAGCCAATTTTGCTTCATGAATAATTTGCTCTTGCTTAGCAATCCAAGTTTTTTTAAGTAATTCATCGTCCGTTTTAATTGAATTCTGCCTATTAGCATTGTCTTGAAGCCTAGCTTCCCTCAGTACGAAAGTATTAGCCATATCATTAGGATTAGCATAACGCTGAGAAAACTCTTGAAAGGAAAAGGAGCGATGCCTGAGGAATTGTCGGGCAATGTCTCTTGTTGTTTCGACTTCAAGCGTGGCTGAGCACATTTCAAATGGGGACCAGTGCTTGTGCCGTTTAAGGTAGGCAAGTAATTTGGGGGCTGTTTCGGAGTTAACTTGGGCCGATGGATTGGAGACACGGGCGCAATACGCGATGATGTCTTCAGTGGTATCGAGGCCGATGTGGTGTTCTGTAGATTGAGTGTAACCAATTAACCTAACCTTCATTTGTACGTTCCATTCTATTTATCTAAATTTTAAAGTCTTTAAAACGTTCGTTGATTTCGCTCTTATCAAACGTCGGCGTATCATCGGTCAATGTCTGTTCTGATTCATCGACGTCAAACAGTCTCATCTTAGCTCTATCTAGGCCTACAACAAAACGTTTCTTAATACCAATATCGTTGTATCTATTCTTTAATTGCTTAACCATCATTTGACCTGATTGCTCAAGCTCTTCGGTTGATATAAGAGCAAACATTAGATCTGCTGTTGCGGGTAATCCAAAAGACTCGGACGTATCTTCAAGCCCAACATCTGAGTTACCATAACCACTACGAGTCGTCTGCGTTGCAGAGATGATCGGTACGTCGAACTCGACAGCAAGTCCACGTAATTCCTCAGCGATTGCTTTAATAAGATTATACGAATTGATAGATCCTCCCATGCCCTTCATACGAGATGATGCACAAATATTAAGATAGTCGATACAGATAATATCAGGGACAAATTGCTTCTTAAGTTTTAACTCACTCAACAAAGCCCTGAAGTGTCCAGCGTGAGCCGAACCAGTAGGATATTCTTTCACAATGAGTTTACCACCAGTGCTACGTTTGATCTTAGCCACCTTTTCAGTAAACATATCCTTAGTCATCTTATCAAGTTGATCGATCGGAACATTTAACAAGTTAGCGTCAATACGCTCAGCAATACGTTCTTCACTCATCTCCATAGTGAGATATAGTACATTCTTTCCCT